CTGCTAACATTCTTTTCTGTCCGCCAACCGGCATCTCAGGTTTTCCTGTAGCAATATAGTTAAAAGCCTGGTCAGCAGTCGTTTTAGATCTAGGATCTACCTCGATACTCTGTTCCGCAACTTTAACCTGTTGTATTTTATCTAGTTTTTGCATTTATGCTCCTTTTTTTACTCCTTTTATAACACCTTTGTTCTTAGATGCATAGAATATCTTTTCACCCTTCTTTTTTCCGTATTGTTTTTTCATGGATTTCATAATTTTCTTACCTTTTTTGTTTAATGGCATTAATTATCCTCCGTTACTATCGCTGCCTGTTGCACTCCTGTTTTTGCAAGGCTGACTCCAGCTCTTAATTTAGCTAAATCTTCGTTTTGTTCCATTTTATCCTCTGCAATCTCTCCTTGTTGCATTAATCTTGCTCTTGCAAGGTCGATTTGAGCCTCATCATTGTCTTTTTTACGCTCATTTTCCATCGCTCGAAGGTCAACTTCACGTGATTTTAGTTTTAGAAGAGGATCGTTATCAAATTGTGATGTGATTTGCTTCTCTTCCTTCATAAATTCTTCTGTCATCTCTGCGATCAACACAGATTTTCTTGCTTCGACCTGATTTGTAAGTGCCTGAAGCTGTGCTTGCATTCTTGGATCTGTTGCTGCCATCTGTTGCATCATCATCATCTGTTGTAATTGCTCTCTGAACTCTAATTGAACCTGTTCCTGTGCCATCAGACTTATGTGTTCTAATATATTTTTCTGTATCGCTGCCATAACCGCAGGATTATTTCTTACAATGTTAGTTGACATAAAATTTAGGTGAGCTGTAATGTGTGCTCTATGATCTTGACCAGGAAAAGCTTGAAAAGGTTTACCAGTTAAAGCATTTATATGTTCCATACTTGGATCCATCGGCATGTTTGGTGCTGGTGCGGGTAAAACTGCATCAACATTTTTTACACCAATCGCTTCATACATGTTTCTATAAATCTGATACATGTTATGTAACGCAGGATTTGATGTTGCTATCTGTAATTGTGTTTGAGCTAACGTAATTCGTTGACTCATAGAAAATATATTTGGATCTGCAACCGGCACGACATCTATTCTGTCATCAAAGTCGGCCTGTTTTACATTTCTTGCACCACCAACAACATCATATGGATACTCTGGTGGTAGATATTGTGACACGACTTTTGATAGTAATTTAAATTCTCCTTTCATCGCTGCATAACATCTTTTGTGTATTGCGCTCATGACTCTTGAACCACGTTCTAATAATGCAACTGTTGTACCAACCGCTGCTGCCTGGTTACCATCACCAACCTGCATGTCAGCAATGCTCGCGAATCTTTGACCAGCTTGAACAACAATACCAAGTAAATTTAGTAAAGTTTGTGATGGTTCTTTATACGGTAATGGAAAGAACGCATCTCTTAGCGATCCACCTGGTGCATCGACATCCTTAAATTCACCTGGTTGTATTGGAGCCGCTTCGTCTCTAACCCTAACTCCTCTTTGTTTAAATCCTGCTGGCAGGTTTGATAAAGTTCCTGCGTCTAATAATTGACGGAGAGCCGCCGTTGCCGTACGACTCAATCCGCCAATCATGTGAATGAGTCCAAAGCCATAAAATCCTAGTCCTGGCAGAAATTTAAAATGGACAAAATATTGGATCTTATTTTTCTTTAGATCATTGGGCGCATAGTTTCTCTTGATTGAGAGAACTATTCGGCTGCCTTCTTCTACAGTTACTATGTAGGGCAATTTTATTCCTGTTGGTTGTCCGTCAGCACCAACTTCTTCAAAACCTTCTAAGTCTAAATTAACATGACACTCTAGCAAAGTGTATACTGGTTCTTGTTTACCAGTTTTTTTAGTGCCATCTAATTCACGTTCTTTTTTTTCTAAATCATTTTTTTCAACATTACCTGGAGGCCCTAATTCTACATCTCTATAGAATCCATTGACCTGTTGTTTTCTTAATTCATTTTCAGATATTTTAATTACATGTATTACAGATTCCGCATCATCAATACTTGTTGCTGTATATGGCACAACTAATTCATCTGCTGGTACAAATTTAGAAACTACTCTACCCATAGGTACATCATAGTAAACTTTTTTAAATGTAGATCCTGCGAGTGGTAAATGAAATAACATAGAATCAAACTCTGATTCATATTCTTTCATTTCATCCATGATTAAATAATTCATGTAATCTTTTACTCGTTGTGCCTGTAATTCTGTTTGTGGATTTTTAATTCCTATGATTTGAGTTCTTACTGGTCCATCTGACGGTAATAATTCTTTATAGGCTTGAGCTTGAAATTGTGTGACTGCTTCTGCTAACACTGGGTGTGTTGCACCTGAAGCTCCCTGAAATGGTTCTGTTCTATTTTCGTATTTAAATCCTAAAAGATCTAAACCTTCTGTATAAGATCTTTCCCAGTCTTTTCTAGAAGCTTTATAGTCCATGTAGTTTTGAACCATTTCACTTCCAACTGGTTCTAAAACATCGTCTGGTAAAATATCTGCTAAGTTATCAAAGTGTGCTTCTGTGCCCGGTATGTTTATAGCTCCCGGTTCAAAGTCAATTGTTGCACCACCATCTTCTTCTGGTACTACTTCAACTGGTCCTTTTAATTCTTCTGGTTCCTGAACTTCAACTTCTTGTTGCACCTCTTCTTCTGAAGGCACTTCAAGTTTTGTTCTAGTGTTCGGGAGTCCTTTGTCTATTTCTGCCATTTATTACTCCTTTATCTTCATAGCACGTTTAAACAGTCCTGACAACCCTTGTGAATCAGGATTCATGTTTTCTAACATAGCTCCTGAGGGATCACCAGCCTGTTTTGCAATACCGCCACCAGCTAGTTTAGAAACACCACCTGCCTCTGCTATTGCACCTATACCTGCATCTTCTAGTATTTTATCATATCCACCAAGGATATTTACCGTTTCATCAACAGGCAAATTTTGTTCTTCTAAATACTTGTTTATTTTTTCTGGAGTTAACATATCTCCTTCTTCTATTCTTTTTTTTAATCTTCTTTCCTCAAGAATACTAGGTATTAAATTTCCTTCTTGGTCTTTTCTTGGAGATCCTGGTGGAACAAACTTAGGTGCATTAATTACAGATAATTTTTCTTGAGCATTTACTAACGCATCATAGTATGCTTTGTCTTTAATTTTTAAATTCATTGGTTTTTCAAAACCACTTATTAATTTTTCTGCTCTACTTAATTTTCCAGATCTATATTTATCTTTTATCTCAGCTTGTTTTTCATCTATTTTTTTTCTTAAAGCTTCTCTTTCGTCTGGAATATAATCAGAATCGCCAACGCCAAAAAGTCCAGTTTGATAATTATCTTTTAATCTTTGTAATTTTTTTACAGCTTCGTTTTTATCATTAATTAATTCTTGTTGGTCTAACACATACTCAACTTTATCTTTATCTGTAGCTGCACCTATAAGTTCTTCTTTTAAACCTTCATCATAACTTTTCATAAGTCCAAGTCCTCTAAGTGGTGCAGTTAAATAAGATTTACGCAAAGCTTGCATTGTTGATTCTCCCTCACTAATTACTTTATCAAAACCTAATGCTGCCTCTAAAAACAACTCACTAACTACACCTGTTTTAACTAAAGCTCTTGCACCTTTTGATCCAAAGTTTTTAAATTTATTTGCAATTCTACTTGCTTCACCCGCACTTGCTGCACCTGTTCTCACTTTAGTAATTTCATTTCTCATACCAGTAACAGCTTCGTCTATTGAGCAAGTTCCAACTGTGCCACCGTTTGCTTTTGCATTTGGACAAAACTTCATAAGTTGTTTGTATAATGGCGTGCCTGGTTTAAGGTCGTCTGTTAATGGAACACCTTCTGTTTTTATTACAACTCCTTTACTAGTGGCTATATCTGTTATATTTTTTTTAGCAGGTCCGCTTAACGCATCAAAATTTTTAATATACTTGGATGCATCTAATTTTTGTCCACGTTCACTTACAATTATAGGAGTATCAACTTTATATTTTTTTTGAAAAGCCTCAGATACTTTATTAAAATCATCTATGTCTGATGTGTTAGCTGTGCCATCTAATACTTTTGGAAATAATCTACTAAATGGTCCATCTATAATTAAACCTTTTCTAGAATTTATTTTTTTATTTATTACTTGAGTTAATTCAGTGTAGCCAGGTGCATTTTCAAATGTAGCTGCTATACCCACAACTTCATCTAAATTAAACAGATCAGTATTAATTACTTTTAATATATTAGTTCTTAATGTTTGTAATTTTTGACCTTTTGTTTTTAATAATTTATCTCTTATATTTAGTTTTGATCTCCTTAACTCTTCACTAGCAAATTTTCCCCATTGGTTTTGTGAGGGAAACTCTGATAGAATTTCGTCTAACAGTCCTCCTTGAGGGGGGATAAGTCCAGGCACTTCTCTAAACCCTAATAAAAATTCTTGATATCTAATTAAATCTTGAGCTATCATTCTGACTGCATCGTCAGTGCTGTTTCCGTAAATTAATCGTGCAAGCTCTCTTACGTCATTGATATCCGTTGCATCTGTTTGTGCTATTCTATGAATAGCTTTTACAGCTCTATCAAAAGGCACTTTCTTTTCTAGTTTTTTAGTTACAGTAAGTTCCTCTGCTTTTTTAATTTTATTTTCAACAATTTCTTTAGTTGAACCATAAACCATTTTAGTGCTCTGTCCTGCAGATCCTGAGGGAACTTGTGCTTTGAATTTTGCATTCGCCGGTATGTCTGGATTTTTTTTATAATCTCTAGGTTCTACCTCCCTAATTACTTTATAAATTTTTCTAGGGTTTTCGTCCGTATATTTTCTTTGAGAAGTTTCTGTAAATTTTCCTGGTGGAACTCTTTTAATTATACCATCCTTAATAGCTTTAGTGACTATTCTACCTACTACAGATTGGTTGACTCCTAATTGTTTTGCAATGTAAGTTCTACCGCCCTCTCCTTTAGAGTAAGTATTTAAAATTTGTCTAATTTTATCTACATCTAAAACAGTTTTGTTTGGGCCATCAGCTAAAGCTGCTGGTGTAAAATATGTTGGAAATAGTTTTTTTATTTTTGCATCAGTAAGATCGACTCCGTCTTTTAACGCTATCCTTGAGCTAGACTCAAGATACTGTTTCATCTGTCTATATTGCGGAGGTGTAAGTGACATTATTCTCCTAACATTCTAGCGAGACCGCCAGATGCTTTTTTAATTGATGGAATATTATCTGACACTTCATCTACGATTTCTTTTTTAGTTATTTCATTTATTTCATCAGCACCTGCCATAGTTCCATCTTGATCAAACTCTACTTTGTATTCATCATACTCATCTGCTGGTGTTCCTTTTGTGGATTCATCACCTCTTCCTTTTTTATAATCCATAACAGTTCTATCGTTAATAACATCAAAACTTTTTTCACCAGAAGTTCCAACACCTGTTTTATCTTTTATAATTTGAATATCACCTGTTCCAATATCTTCAGTTAATGTATACTCATCACCATTCTTACCTGTATAATAATATTCATTTACTCTTTCTTGAGGTTTTACTTTTGATTCTTTACCTAAAAGTTTAATTTTTTCTGCTAAACTAAAAAAATATGGTGGTGGTTGTGTGCTAGGAACGACTTTACTTACATCTTTTGCAACTTTAGCTGTCTTAGCAGGTTTTAAAAATTTACCAATAATAGGTAGTGTTGCAAGACCGCCCATAATTTTCATAAACGTTCTTCTGTCCATACCATCTTTTAAACCAATACGTCCGCCTTCTGCAAAACGTTTTAAAAGTCTAAGTTTAATTTCAGGTTTACCTGTCTCCATATTATACATTAAAGTTGCACCAAAACCTTCGCCATCTTTATTGAAACCTAATCCAATATCTCTGCTTTTAGATCCGCCCTCACCTAAAAATAATTCTTGACCATCTTTTTCAATTCTAGTTCTACCCTTTCCGTATTGAAACTTTCCTAACAAATCTATTTTTTGAGATATTGGTATGTCTGCACTTATAATGGCATCAAGTGTTTCACTATCCATTGTAATACCTTCTGGTGCACCTGGAATTTGTTGTTTACCTGATTTAGATCCTGAAGCTTGAATATCAAACTTTGGTCCATCTTTATAACCAATACGACCACCGTCTGCTTTTTCTTCCATGTAAATATTTTTATGAAGATCTAATAACATTTTTTCTAATAACTCCGGACTATCTTTATATTTTTCTTTGTACTCTTGAGAAAACTCTTCAAACATTTTATCTTGTTGTTCTTTTTTCTGTTCCATATTCATGTTCTTTAACATTTTTTTTAATTGATTAGTTACTAGTGCACCACTAGCAGCGATTGGTATAACTTCTGATGCTACTTCTAATTCTTTTCCTGCCTGCATTCTTTCTTTTACACTTTTGTTATATTTTTTAGCGGCTTCAAGCGGACTGTTCTCACTTAAAAATTTTAAAAATCTTGGACCAAGTCCTTGAGCAAACCCTGCACGTCCACCTTCTGCTTTTTTATCTGGATCTTTTATTGGTGTGACGTTATCTTTTTTTAAAATTTCTTCTGCTTCTTTTCTTCTTTCATCGAGACTCTTAGGTCCTTTTTCTGTTGTTTTAACTAAATCAGAAAATGGATTGTCTGTTTTCATTAATTCGTCTTTTAAATTTTTAGGAGTGATTTCTTTTCCCATACCTTCAATTAAATCATCACCACGTTTTAATGTGTCTAAAACTTCAGTGTAGCTCATACCATAATTATCCATAACGTATGGAATCTGACCCATCTTTCCAGACTTCATTATTATTTGAATATCTTTATCAGTTGCTTTACCAAATTTTTTAAAATCAGATACTAATTTTTCTACGCTGTAGTCTCTTGGTGCCAAACTTTTTATACCCATCTCTTCGTCAAATTTTGCTCTCATTGCAAGTGGTATTGCTTCTTCTCCAGAAACATTTTTTCCCATTCCAAACTTTTTCATTAACGCAAACTCTCTTGCTATATCAGGATCTTTTAACACTTGATTTGCTATGCCTCTAAAATCACCCTTGTCTGTAGCTTCTTTTATATTGTCAAAAGGACTTGGCATTTTATCTGTAATATCTATGACATTATCATTAGTGATTGTTTTTGCCTTTGCTGCAGTAGACTGGTTAATAAAAGCCATAGCTTCATTCATGGCTCCATCTGATCTAATAGAATTTGGATTGATACCGTTTTCAATAAGAAGCTGTTTTAACATGGCTTCTTGAAAGTCTACTTTTTGAGTATTTGGTATTACCATAATACCCTCATCAGTTGCTTTCATTAAATTTTTTCTAGCGTAGTTTCTAATAAAGTTGACTTTTGCCATTAATAATAATTCCTTTTACGTTGATCGATTTTTTCTTCGACATAGTCTTCAGGGTGTCCGATCAGACCGCCCTGTCTGAATCGCATGATCGCTTGGGTTGTGCTATCAACCAAGTCGTCATGATCACCATAAGGAAACGCAGCACATTCTTCAATGACTTCCTCTGCGAATTTCTGCTCAGGCGCCCATATCATACCAGATTCAAATAAAGGTGCAACCGCATTCACACGAGCATGCTTGTCGTTGCCTTTTGATGGGGTAAAGTTGATTACCGGTATATCCATTTTTCTTAGCTCGTATGTTAAAGGTAAACCTGATGCTTTTGCCTCCACGATAACAGATTCAGGCTTCCAGTAGGTGTATTGTTCAAGGGCCAATCTCCGTAGTTCAGGGAACTCGTATCTACCTTTGATGGCATCGAGAAGTATAAGATTGGCCCCGCTATCCTCATCAGGATAAAATATACCCCACGTGGTGATAGCTGAATAGTCTGCTGTTTCTTTTTTTAAGAAAGCTGTATCGTAAGATTGTATGACGTGTTGTAGTTGTGGAATATTCTCATTAGTATAAGTCCTCCACCACTCACGTTTTAATATTGCACCCTCTTCACTAGTTGGTTGTTGCATCCACTGCGCATTCCATTTAGCAACGGGTAGAGTTGCCTTAACTTTTTCTAATTCGTCTTGTTTCCAATACTCAGGCCACACTGGTCCGTGGTCCATGAGCGCTGGAAATTCAACCACGTGCCACTGATCAGCTTTTACTTCTGCTTGGTTTTTAACCAACATACCTGTTAAATCTTTTGTCGACCATCTAGTCATAACCAGCACGATCTTACCGCCTGGTTGTAAACGCTGGCGTGGACCTGATGTATACCACTCGTAAGCTGACTCTAGAGCTTTACTTGACATTGCATCTTGTTCCGAGTGCGGGTCATCTATGATTAATAAATCTGCACCACGTCCTGTGATCGCACCACCTACACCAGCTGCAAAATACTCACCACCATCAGATGTCTCCCAACGTCCTGCTGCTTTAGAGTCTTCTTGTAAAGTTGTTTTAAAAATTTTTGCGTAGTCTTCTCTATCGATTAGGTTTTTTGCTTTACGACCAAATCGTATTGCTAGTTCTGCCGTGTGTGTTGCTTGAATAATCTTGAGCTTTGGATCACGGCCCACCATCCAAGCCGGAAGTAAGAATGAGGCGAACTCCGACTTAGTATGTCTCGGGGGCATATTAATTATTAGTCGGTTTATTTCACCCGTAGCTAATTTATTAAATTTTTCTGCAATGTGTCTGTGGTGGGACCCCTCTACAAAATCAGGCCATACACACTTTACAAAAGACAGAAAGTCATTCTTTGCTTTATTCTGTATCTGCTTTTCAGCGTGCATGACTTGAAGTTTTTTGAAGGTTTTCCTGACATCTGCAGGTAATTTTTCTATATTTACCTTATTCAAGTCCATGGTACCAATATGTTTTCAGTATACATGAATGTCTAAATTATGCAATACAACCTGTAGTAGTGGGACCCCTTTTTACAAAAAGGGGTGATAGGGTCAAAAAAAGTTTGGATTTTTGGATTTGGTCTGGGACCCCTGGCGCGTTAGCGCCAGGGGTGTTCATATGATGGCGTGGCGCGCCTGGCGCCACAACCTATAGTTGATGCATTTACTGCATACAACTATTAATCTAGTAATGTCATGTATGCGCTAGCATTCATCTTACCAAACTTATGTAAACCCTTTTGCACAGTTTTATAGTCCTCATCTATTTCTGCCTGTTTAATCATAATGTATAACTTATATTCTTCTGGAGTTAACATTGTTGATTGACCAGAAAAAGGGTTCGTTGTTTTAATTGTTCTTTCTGTCATAATATATATCCTACATTATCCTTTATGCGTTGTCAACCTCTTTTATTCTTGTTCTTGTAAAAGAATAATTGCCCCAATTACTTTGGATTGTTTCTTTTACAGGGTCCTGGATCGGTGTTTCTAGCGCCTCGGTTCTTGGGTGTAGTTGCACAAATTGTTCAATGTGTGTAGCAATAAAATCATGCATACAAGTCTGATCGCAAAAGTATTTCCATACTCCTTTTGGATATGCACCACTAACATTAATCTTAACTGATCTTAAAACCTTAGAGCCTTTAACACCACGAACTCTATTTGTTGTTGGTCGTTTATGGCAACGTGGACCATGGCACCAGACATAATCTGTCATTAGTGCCTTACTTTCCACGCAGTATTGGCAGTTCTATAACCATGTGCGTCTAGATCATAGTAAACATAATAAGGCACACCTTTTTTAGATGTTCCATATCTGCTTTTTTCGTCGTGCTTTCCTCGTCTTGTTATGTGCTTTTTGTGCTTGTTAGCCCAATAAGTTATATAAAATGTTTTAGTCATTTATGCCTTTCTGTTATGGGACTATCCTATATTATAGGATAGCCCCTGTCAAGTGTTAATTTACACTTTGTTGCATTTGTTTTCTTGCAATAGCGATTTTTTGATCTCTTGTTAAGACCTCTTTATCTTCCAATAAACTTGCCAAGTTATCTGGCGAATAAATTGAAAGTGCTAAACTAGAGCTTTCATTCATCATTGTTTCATTTAAAACAACACCAACTTTATCTGCAAGTTTTTTTGCTTGGTCAAAATGCCTGTAAGATTTTAAACCTAATCTTAAAGTTTTCATTTTGCCCTCAACATAACTATACATTTGTTCATGCTCTTTAATTACATTGTCGGCACTAGCAACATACATTTTAAAAAAGTTTAAAGTATTTTCATCAACTTTAAAATTTCTTGAATGACAATAACTAGAACCGATTGTCCAAAGTTTAAAATCTTCTTCCCACTTTGCAACAGGTTTAGTTATAGATTTATCTTCGTTTGATGAATTACTGAAACCCAAATAAGTATTTACTGCGCTTTCATCATTATAATATTTTGGATTTCTTTTTGAGTAATCATTATCAATAGATAAATGAAAATCTGGGTTTAGTCCCTTTGATTTTAATTCATCACGATAGTATGCTCTCGCAAATTTTCTACCCATGTTAAATCTAACATGAATTTCATCTGTTGCGTCATACTCTCTACCCTCATCATCAACTTTTGTAATTGGTCTTTGAACATAGAAACAATTATCTTCATACAACTCGCCACCAGAACGATTATATTTTGAAATCATTCTTCTAATTGTATCTACATCTTCTTGTGGTTGATGATATCTTACAACTTGTTCAATCTTCTCTTTTGCTTTTTCTCGCATAAGATCGTATTGTTCTTTTGCCTGTACCAATTTGTCTTTTACTTTATCCTCGTAAAAAGATTGAAATTGATCTGCAATTACTTTTCGCTTTTCTGCGTTAAGTGTTATCTTTCTTTCTTTAGTCATGCTACCTCTTTCTGTATTTGTGTTTGTTCATACTTGACTAAAGTATAAATAACACTATCTTTTTTATTTATTAACTTATACCCTTGCAACATATCAGTTGCTTTGTCAATGTCGTTTGTAAAATTACAAACTTCATAAATACTGTCAAAGCCTTTGAATGTTGTTTCTTTTATTATTAAGTACATAGTCATATTTTTTACCTTTCTGTTAATAATTTATTTTTAACACTTGACAATAGGATTGTCAAGGATTATATTGTAATTAATCCCTTTTGCTATTTACGGATTTAAAAACTCAAAATAGTGGACAACTTCTAGTTGTGGTGTAAAGTAGATTGAAAGAGATCCAAACACACGCACAGCTAGAACT